GTCCTTCGGTACCCACCCCACCGACCGCTGGCGCGGCATGCACAGCGTCGATGCTGTGCCGCCGCACAAGCACAAGATGGTCGACATCACAGGCAACCGCTACGGCATGCTGATGGCCCTGCGGCGCGAGTACGTCACGCCAAAGGCGGGGTCGTTCTGGATGTTCCAGTGCGACTGCGGCAACCGGCGCGTCTGCCGCCTCGCGTGGGTGACGCACGGCAACACGGCCTCGTGCGGCTGCAGCCAGTTCAAGAAGCTCGCGGTGCCGGTGTCGCGGCCGTGGGCCCGGGCATGATCCGCACCGTCATCCCGTCGCCGACCAGCCCGGGCGCCTTCGCCGTGGTGCGGCAGGGCCCGGGGCTGCCCGTCACGCTGGAGATTGACGGCTTCGGCACCGAGCAGTCCGCCCAGCGCCACGCGGACGTGCTCAACCGCCTCTATCAGCGCCAGCAAGAGGCCGAGGCCACCCTGGCGCTACCGCCCGCCGAACGCCCCATCGCCACGGGCTTTTACACCGACCGCGACGCCGCCTGAGCATTGACGAGTCAGTATGGGACGGTTGCATAAAACGCGAGTCGCTACCATGCGTCAACTGGCGGACTCGCAGTCGAGAGGTCCAAACCGTACATGCGCTGGGTCAACAGAAAGATCCCCCGAATGAGCAATGCACCTGCCAACACCGAACCAATCATCGATTACCGCGCCGGCACCGAGCGCGCCGACTTCCAGTTCGGCAGCCTGGCCGTCCACGACTTCACCAACAGCACCGGGGTCCAGCAGATCCGCACGCCCGAGTGCTCGATCTTCCTGCTCAACACCGGCGTGACCGTCACCGACATCTGGGAAGGCGAGCGCCAGCGCCAGCACAGCTACACCGCCGGCGACCTCATCTTCCTTCCGGCCAACACCGACGTGCACGCGTCCTACGTGTCGAACACCTACAGCGAGACCATGGTGCGCCTGCCCTGCGCCACGCTGCTGGCCGTGGCCGACGGCTTGGTCGATCCCGCGCTCGTCGACATCCGATATGTCGCGCTCGACAGCTCGCGAAACTTCGGCCTGACCGCGGCCGTGAGCACCATCGCGAGATCCGACGTGCAGAGCCCCGCCATGCCGCTGCTGGTGGAAAGCCTGACGACAGCCCTCGCGGCCGGCATCCTGTGCGCCCTGTCGCCGGTGACCAGGGCCACCGTCCGGGCCATGCGCCCGGGCCTGACCGATCGGCGCCGGCGCCTGGCGATCGATTTCATCGAGGCCAACCTGCACCGCGCAATCACCCTGGCCGACATCGCGGCCGCGGCCCACATGAGCCTGTACCACTTCACGCGATCGTTCAAAGCCGCCATGGGGGTGACACCGGTGCGCTACCTTTGGGCGCGGCGTATCGAGCTCGCGCGCCGGCTGCTGCGGGATCCGGCCCTGCAGCTGGTCGATGTGTCCCTGGCCTGCGGCTTCGCCTCGCAAAGCCACTTCACCACCGCGTTCAAAATGGCCACAGGCATGACGCCGGCAGCCTGGCGCCGCTCGCGCAACTGATCCGCAAGCTGATTCCAGGTGACAAAAAACCCGCGCAGGCACTGGGCTTGCGCGGGTTTTCTGGTTTCGGATGTGATGATCGGGCGCGCTTCGGGCGCAGTTACTTACGCATGGCGGCCTCCGGTTCGTTGATGAAAAATGGCTAGGTGATCAGCAGACGCCCTATGGTGTCATCACGACGGCCGCGCCACGAACAGCACGCACGCCGGATCGCGCGGGCCAACCTGCAGCTGCCGGTCCGCGCACATGCTGGTCTCGCTATCGAAAGCAGAGCAGCGACCGCAGACGCCAGCAGGCAAAGCCTCCATCATGCCCGCCACCGCCGTGGGCAGCCCGTGCATACCCATGTCCTCGGCCTTGGTGCGCAGCTCCTGCTGCACGCTGGTGCCGTCCGGAATCAGGAACGTGCTGGTGCCGTGCGATCGGGCCCAGGCCACGTCGCAGAGCATGTTGGCGTAGGAGAAGTGAGGGTCGATGCCGACCTTCTTCACCGAGCGCTTGAACTGGTTCGTTTCCTCGTCCTTCTCGGCCACCAGGGCGGTTTTCGTGAAGTGGTGGAACACCCGCGGAAGCACGGCCACGGTCTGGCGCTGGCCCTTCTCGACCACCTCCTGCGCCAGGCCTTGTGGATCCGGAAACACGCACGCCGGGTCCGCGGCCGTGAACCGCGCCATGCTTGTCTGCATGCACTTGTACTGGTCCATGCGCAGGGTGTAGCGGTCGCGGGCCTCCTCGTCAGTGCGCCGGTCGGTGGCCGCCAGCTTGGGGCCGTCGCCCCAGATGATCATGTCCTCCTTGAGGCTGCCGAAGCTGTCGCAGATGAACACACGGCCCTTGTGGCGCGCGGCGAACTTCTTCGCGTCGTTGTAGTTCGGGTTGATTTCCACCACGCACACCGCGACGCCGTAGAGATCCATGAGCTCGCTGGAGCGCGCGAACGGGTCGGCGCCATAGGTCTCCTCGACGTGCACAACCGCCTGCCGGCCGTCGGGCAGCCGCTCCTTGATGACGTGCACATTGAAGTTGCCCATCTGGTCGATGCCCATGTAGCAGCCGCGCGCGCGCGACTTCCACTGCACGCCCAGGCGCTTGCCCACCGCCACGCAATTGGCCAGGTGCTCCAGGTTCACGGGCACCTGCGACGGGTCCAGGTACGGTTTGCCCAGCTTGCGGTTGAAGAAGTTCTTCATGTCCGAAGCGGTCTGGTAGGCCGTGATGATTTCATCGGCGCTGATCGTGGGGCTCAGGAACTGCGGGAAGTGGATGGACTTGATCCGCAGCCGGCGCTCCTTCATGGGCACATCGATCTCGGGCCCGCGATCGCGCTCGGGGTGCTCAGCGATCCACTCGCCGTGCTGGGTGTCCACCAGCCAATGGCCGTTGGGGCAGACGTAGCGGTAGATCTCGCGGTCCTTGTCGAAGCGGATGCACTCGGGGAAGTAGTCGTCGAGGGGCTTCGCCGTGCCACACGTGGGGCACTTGCTATGGAATTTGTGGCGCGTGCCCTTCTTGAACCAGAAGTCGATGTCGGCGTCTGGCCAGTTCGCCGTGCTGCCCATGAGCATGAAGCGGATGGAACTCGCGCTCACGCGCTCGTAGGTCTTCTCGATCTGCTCCAGGGTCATCTCCTGAACCTCGTCAAAGCTCAGCACGTCCATGGGGATGGATTCCGTGGTGGCTCGGCCGCTGGTCCAGCTGAAAATGAACAGAGCCTGATCGATGCGGCGCCGGTTCACGTTGCCCTCGCCCTGCTTGCGGCCGCTGCCATCGGGCGCGTCCTGCGTCATCAGCTCGTGCACGCTCGGCACGCTGCGCACGATCGGCATGAAGCGCTCGGACGATTTCAGGCCCGCCAGATTCATGTCGGGCAGGAACATGCCCACGATGCACGGGCCGAACTTGATGCCCAGGTAGATGGTGGCCAGCATCTCCATGACGGTGAAACCCACCTGCGCGCACTTCATCAGCACCAGCACGTAGCGGTAGGCCTCCTCCTTGGTGCTGGGCACCTGGTCGTAGATCCACGCCATGGCGGGCCGGTCGTCGAGCGTGAAGGGCTTGCCGTCGACCTTCATGCCGTCGCGGCCCAGCTGCTCGCACCACTCGCGGAAGGTCTGGCCATCGGGGATGACCTCCTTCTCGTCGAGGCGGAACCCGGTTTTCTGCTCCAGCGCCGCAATGGCTTGCTGCAGGCCCAGGTTGAAGTCCGGCATCTTGCGGCGGTTGCCGCTGCCCAGGCCCGTGGGCCGGTAGTTCTTTCCGTTTCGAGCGAACGCCACGTCAGACCCTCATGCTCAGGGTCATTCCGGCCTTGGCGTTCAGGTCGGCCAAGCGCTGCATGATGCGCTTCTGCGCCTCGGGCGACTCCTTGCCGATCTCCTCGATGATGGTCTCGTAGAAGGCCTGCATGGTGCGCAGGTCCCACACCTCCTGCACCGCCTTGATGGCGGTCTCCAGCAGGTCGGCCCGGCGCACGATCGACTTGTCGAACGCGGCCGGGTTCTTGATCTTCTCGATCGCCTCGCCGGTGTCGGGGTCAATCCCCTGCGTCACCGCGTAGGCCCGCAGCTTCTTGGCGTCGCTGTAGAGCGAATGGATCTCGGCCACGAAGTCCAGCGTCGCCAGCCCGGCCTCGCCGTTGCGGGCGATGTACTCGGGCCGGGGCGACGCCGGCAGGTGCTTGGCAATGTGCTCCGTGCCATTCTCGCGGGCCTCAATGGTGCGAGCGTCCGCAGGGAGCTTTTTGACCTTCTGCACCAGCTTCGCACGGGCGTTGATCAGCTGGGGCTTGGGCACGTCGGCCTCGCGCGCCTCGCGGATCCAGCGCCACTTGGTGGACACCGGGATGTCCGGATGCGCGTCGATGACGACGTTCCAGTTGTTCGCGCCCACCGTCGCCAGGTGCTGCGCCACTGCTGCCATGAAGGCGGTTTTTTGCTGCGGGGTTGTAGCCATGCCGCGATGGTAGCGTCACGAACTATCGCGCCGCGCTATCAATGCGCTGCGCCCGGGGCGCGCCCGGACCCCTGCGCGAATCCGCGTTTTGCAGCACCGGCGCGGCTTCGCGGCCGGCCGGCATCAGCTTATGAGTCTGATTTTTCTGCGCGCCAGCGGCAGCCGGCGCACCAGAAGGCGGCCGCGCTCACAGCCACCCCCCGGCCTTGGCCAGCACGATGACAAACGACAGCGCCACCAGGATCCAGAAAATCCAGGGTGACCAGCGAACCAGGTCGGATTCGATCATGCCGATTGGCATCTCATCCCAGGCCGACCAGTCGGGCGTGGATGTCCGGACCTGTTGCGTGCCGGGCGGGGCATCGCTGGCGGCCGGCCATTCGATCTCGGGGAACGTGATGTGGTCGCCGGGCGGGCCCATGGGCGGGAACGGGACAGCCTCGACCGTGAGCGTGCGGTCGGGCGTTGAGCCGGTGACGACGGGCGCGGTGACGGTGACGCTGCCGACGAAGAGGATAGTGTAGATCTCGGTGGTCGCCGTATCATTAAAAAAAAAAAAAAATAATTTTTTTTTTTTTTT